TTACGGAGGTTGTCTGCCTCCTTGAGGTCAAATCCAGCGAGCTGCTGAGCGATCTTCATAGACTGTTCTTGGTACACAAGAACTCCATAGGTCTCACTGAGAATTGGCTCAAGACTAGAGTGAAGATATTTAGCCTCGTCGATACCTGCTTTTCTATCTACGTAGTGCTGAGTCATAGACTTACCCTCAGTAAACGCCTTTAAACATCCGGGTCTAATGATTGAAATTAGGGCCGCAAGTTCTTCTATATTGCGAGGCTTAACTCGCTTTGACCAAGATCTACCAAGCTGAGACTCTAGCTGGAATACCCCTTTGGTTCTTCCGTCGCAAATCAAGTCCCACACTTTGTCATCTTGGAAGTCGTCAATATCAAACGTAGAATTCGCCATTTGCAAATGCCTTCTCAAACTTAGTTTTTTGTGAAATGTTTCTCTGAAACTTAAGGAACTTAATAAGGATATTTGCTGTATCCTTTACGTCCTGAAGCGCATCGTGAGCGTTCTCTTTGCTCTCTTCTGGAAATCCCATATACTCTCGCAAAAAGTCCATGCTGATACTCTTAAAGTCTCGATTGTTTTCTGTCCAAGAAAATACCATATCCATCAAGTCTAGCTTAAAGATTGGATTAAAGATGGCCTGTCTACCCTTCACGTCGGTTGTGCCGTGCATTTCGCACATTCTCTGAGCGATAGGCATGTCAAAACCAATGATATTATATCCAGCAGCAATAGGAGCAGTATAAGACGAACCTCTAAAGTTAAACTTGTTACAGAAGTCCTCAAACTTTTTCCATACTGTTTTTGGCAACGGCGCTTTAGCAAGATCTTTTCTGTTCTTGCCTGTGATATCTAGAGCTTCCTGTTCTAGCGGATCAACACCAGCTTCAATAGCTTTCTTGTCGTCAATAATAGGTCTAATCTCACTATTAAAAATACCGCCCGGCTGAATTGTTAGCTTACGCCCATGTAGGGCAATAGCCGCAATCTGCGTTGGCTGTGTCGTGAGAGGGTTTCTAGAACCTGTCTCAAAGTCAAATACAATTATATCTCTAAAATTCATTTAAGTAATCCTTTTAATTCAACAAACTTATTAACAGCTTCATCTATGTCTTTAAAAATTTCGCTATACTTATGGCGAGGGTTATCTGAATGGACTTGATAAGAACCAGTAGTGTACCCTTTATATTGTGGTAGAAAATGTCTTAAATCACACAGACTTACGCTTTTAGATTCAATAGAACAGCCAGAAAAAATGACTGACTTATAGTCGCTCTTATTACTCATTCTTGCTCCTTAATTTCCATGATTTTACTAAGTAAGTCAATACCCAGTATATCAAATTTAACATGTCCTTGATCTTCTAAATCGCCCATTTCAAAACCGGCGATGAGATTTTTACTTTTATCTTTAACCATAGGACAAACTTGGTTTAGTTTATTTGCTGATATAATAACTCCGGCAGCATGTTTACCTTGAGACTTTATAGTACCCTCAATGTCAATTGCTTGTTGAAAAATTGCTGCGAACGGCCCAACCAAATCATTATCACTATTTAGTTTACACCATCTATCTAGAACTTCTGGTTGATAAGCGAGTGTCCACCTGATTAGCGAACCCTCACCGCTCTCCTCTAAGAGATCTGAAACGTCAGCTTCGTTAGGTATGTTTTTAGTTACATCATTCATTTCTCCAAAAGAAACAGCACTATTGATACGCATTATTTCCTTAAGTGCCGCTCGACCTTGTAGTTTGTTAAATGTCAGCATCTGCGCGACATTATCTTCCCCGTATTTAGATTTAATATATCCAATAACCTCGTCTCGCTTTTCGGCAGGAACATCTAAGTCAATATCTGGAAGAGACACATGTCCCTCAGTATTACGTCCAGCATTGTAAAATCGCTCAAAGATTAAGTCATACTTGATAGGATCAATCTCTGTGATACCAATAAGGTATGAAATCAAACATCCAGCAGCCGACCCTCTTCCCGGGCCCGGAAGCCACCCTTCAGACCTAACGTAGTTAACAATATCCTGAACAATCAGAAAGTAACCAGAAAGATTAGCGTTAAAAATTACACTCATCTCGTTCTTAATTCTTTTCAGATATTCGTCCTTCTTGTCTTCATCTTTGATGATACCAGTATCCTCTAAGAACTTCTTCCAGCCCTCTCTACAGAGCTGCTTTAAGTATTCATCTTCTGTATATCCTTCCGGACAGTCAAACGCAGGAAGCATTGGACTACCAAGAATATCATACTCTTCACATTGATCAGCAATTTCTAGACTGAGCTTTATCTGCTCTTCGCTATAAGTCTTTTCGACATCACTCGGGCTAGGCAGGTAATGGCCGTCGCTCTTAAAGAAGGGCTTCAGGTGCTTAAACGAATCAGAAACGATCTTGTCTTTAGCTTTCTTCATGCTGGTTTTCATACCTGAGCATAAAAGTATCCTGTGTAGCTCTGCGTCTTTAGGAGTGACATAATATGCTGGCTTTTGCTTTAGGTCATCAATACATATAAGGTTCTCATTCAGAGAGACCTTGAGAAGTTTCTTGATTACGTCATCGGAATATGTATTCCTTTTAGAAACAATATCAATGAGCGCATACCAACCCTCTTTGTTCTTAGCTATATAGGTCTTGCTTTTATGGTTTTCAAACTCAACAGTACAACCCATGATAGGTTTAATATCATTCTTCTTGCACTCTTTGTAAAAATTAACAGCACCAGATATAGTATTAATATCTGTGATAGCACAGGCTGGATAGCCGTACTCTTTACACTTAGCTGCTAGCTCATCAGGTTTCGAGAAACCTCTCTGTAGGCTAAAGTGCGTCTTATTATTTAGTGGAACCCAAGTCATAATTTGTAAATTCTTTCAATTCTGATATAGCAACGTTATGGCAATCTGCTCGAACAACAAACTTATTAGATGGATCAATCTGACCCTTAGTTAGCTTCCGAGCTTTTTTGAAATACTCATCATGCTCAAGCCAACCAAGAACCCATGCGTTGCCCCATTTCTTATTTTTGTTTTCTATCCTAACAAATACATACCTATCACACTTTTGCTCAGTGTTAAAGTTTGCAACAGAGCAATCATAATATGGTTTTGGCGGAGATGTACATCTTTTAGTTTTAACATCATATTTAATTCCGCTTTTTGAAACCACATCGTAGTCGTATGTATTATTTATTGTACCATCAATAACTATGTTTGCAACCTCTTCTCCTAAAAAACCTGCAATATTTCCGTCACCCTTCATAATAGAGTTACGTATTACACCCATTTCACGAGATTTAGCCCATGCTCTCTTTTTCATTTCTTCTGTGATTTTTATCTCTATCATCCCGGAGCCTCATAGTGTCCAATGCTGAAGCCTTCTTTAGTACAATTTTGAACAGTGTCCAGCATACCAAACTGTTCTAAGTTGTTGCTTACATGCCTACATATATTATCCTTGGTTCCGGGCCAATCATTCTTACAGAAGTCACAGAGCTTCGTACACTTCCAGTGTGCCTGTCTTCTAGATAGCATTTTTGGGTTAACAGTTTTCTTGATTTCTTCAAACCTGTCTTTCAGCATACCCAAGAACTTCTCTTTATCTGAGTCTTCAAAACAAATACTAAATGGCCCACCGTCACGTATATAAAATATCGACATGATAGCATCCTTGTATTCAGGAAACTTTTTAGAAATAGCATAATAGTAAAGCATTAACTGCGGATCTTCACACAACTTCTCATATGTCTTCTTCTCTCCTGTAGCCCAGTTTAATCTTTTCCCTGTCTTCCAGTCAATAACTTCGATGACACCGCCGTCAATCTCTGTCACTAGATCAATAGTGCCCTTAATGGCTAACTGCCCCTGTAGAGTTTCTCCATCTTCTGTTTCGTATGAGAATTTTGCCCAGTCTTCTTCAATAGCAATATCAAAGTGAGGCTCTGATGCGATAATATTTCTCTTTCGAGGATCGAAATTCCCATCATCGTACAGTAGGCCTTCCCAAGTTGTCTCTTCACAGAACTTATAGTCGGCATTTGTATAGTGATGAGTACAGTTCTCAGTGTAGTATTCATAACTTCTCTTGACGATCTCGTTTACAAACTTCTTTGTATTGAGCTTTCTTTTGGTAAACTCTATCTCTCCTAGACCGTCATCATTTAATACCATCTCGCCCTTGTCCTGTAAAATCTTTTTACATCCACCTAGTACCTCCATGACCTTATGGACGATTGTTCCCAGCTGGGCTTTTTTACCAGAGACACTCTGATGACCTAAAACATAGGTTATAAAGTATTGCATCTGACAGTATTCAAAATTATTATAACTAGAGCTACGTATATACGTTACTAACATATTATTCCTTAATCTTTTGGATGCCACCTAGAAGATTTGGGTCTTCTACAGGAAGCGTAGGACTGGGTGTCTCGATAACGCTACCGAGCCATCCCCATTCTTTTAGTAAAGATATTACCTCTACATTTGTTTCCATTAAAGATAATTTCCTATTATCAATAACGGCATCGTGTTCAATATCGTCAATAGAAGACTCGCTAGAATGGCTATCACCATCTATGCCACGGGTTAGTTTAATAACCTTGCCTCCTGCTTTTTGTACTGCTTTTGATTCATTTGGAAATCTACAGTCAGAGATTACAGCCATTAAAGAATCCTCTTCTCTAATGTTTTTCATGGTTCTGTCTGTCCAGATATCTGTGTGGATAGCGCGACAAATATCCGTACCAAAGACCTGTAAAAATTCTCTGGCGCTCATTCTACCCGTCTTACTTCCGGTGTAGCTCGGCATGTCTTCCCACTTAATCCATGTAGGACTATTTTTATCCTCATCTGTTCCATAGCACTGCTTCTTCGTTAGTCCGAATAACCCACACGAGATCTCCTTAAGAGAAGAAGCAAATGAATAATGTTTTATAAATGGCCACATATTATGTGAGGCCCAAGGTGCAAACTCTAAATCAGATCTGGTTATATCTAAAACACCTCTACCTGTCTCTTCTACTCCGGATTCGTTACTAGAAACGGTATCTACAATAAGTCCACCAGTGTTGGAATCTATATCAAAACCCTTAATGATATTATAAGACCTCATTTGATACCCATGCAGAAAAGTACAGCACGAATTTTTACCTGATTGTTTTTTTCCAGCAAAGGCTAGGATTCTTGTCATTATAAAACTCCTTGTAATTCTTCTAGTATTTCAGTTTTGATTTTGTCTAAAGACATATCGCCTACGTCTTTCTCTGATATGTTGGGTCTATAATAATTGAATCGCCTTCCGCACTTTTTCATAATTTGCTCTGAAGCCCTATGTCCAGCATCGTCATAATCTGTAAGTATAACTAAATTGAGTGCGCCGCTCTGTTCTAATAAAACTAATTGGTCATCACTAAGGTTGGCTCCAAAAATACCAACTGTATTCTCTACACCCGCTTCGTGCATGCGCCAAACATCTCCTTGACCCTCAACTAAAACCGCCGTAGCTGTTTCAAGTATTTTATCTTTTGCCATATTTAATCCATACAGATATGAGCTTTTTCTAAAGCCCTTACTGTGTAACCATTTAGGTTGCATGTTCTCGTAACAAGACCTACCTATGCATCCAATGTAATTATAGCCTTCATCGTAGATTGGGACAACAACTCTTCCTGACATTGGCTTATTTTTTTTATCACAAAGACCAATATCAAATTTAGTTAATATATCAGTAGTATAACCTCTATTGATATAATACTTAGCAGGTATTTGTATTGTCTCTAAAATAACTTCTCTATCTACCTTTGGGGGCTCTCTCTCTGGTTCCCTGTTAAAAATATCCAAAAGCTTAATTGTGTTATTACTCTCTATGTCTTGCAGTAGGTCAAGTTCAGAGATATCAAGATTTAAAAACTCCAAGCAGAAAGTAATTGTATCGATAATATTAACCGTTGAGGCTCGCTTATTAGATAGCACGCCTCTAATAAATCCAAATAGATTTCTAGAAAAGTCTTCCTCACAGTGGTTAGTCCAGCAGTTCCAGTTTCCTTTAGCTGTATTTCCATCGGTAAAAATAGTACAACCTTCTGCATTGTCTCCTCCATGAATAGGGCATGCAAAAGCAAACCTGTTGGGGTATTCTATGTGATCTATATTGAAATATTTTAGAAGCTGTGGAAGCTTAGTAAATAACTGATTAGACAGTTTCAATATCTGCTGGCTGTTGATCTCCTGATTCAAAACCTGTATCCTTAATATTTGATTTAGTTCTCAATTCATTGCGAGTTTGACCCTCTACTATCTTGCCAAACTTCCCAAACATGTTCATATTTACATAGTCGCCATCATCTAGTCCCGCTCCATGACGAGCGACAATAGGCACCAGCTTTCTGTTTCCGTTCTCCTCTGTATCATCCGCTATCTCTTCGGCAGACTTTAGTTTAAAAATACTAAAGCTCGTACAGAGCCAAATTAACCTATCAGAACCTGAAACAACATCTGTTGATTCTTTTGTTATTCCGTCTCTGTTTAATTGTACAAAACTAAGGCATGGTACGTCGTACTTAACACAGAAGTTATGCAGCTGTGTAATCTGAAAACCAAGAACCTGATACTCTTGCATTGATGAGCTAATACTTTCTGACCCCATTAGCTTAAGGTAGTCATACACTATCAGGCAGTCCTTAGTTCTTCCGTTTGAGTCAAAGCCAACCTCCTGATAAACCCACTTACGCATAATGCTGAGGATATTCTCAAACGGCTGACCTGCAATACTCACATAGTGAAACGGTATTTCTCCTAGCTCATTTGCTGCGTTTTCTACTTTTTCTGTATTTAGCTGGTTATTATCAAACTTTCCGCTAGCAACAGTGTTGATTTCAACACCGCTTAAGTTTGCCAGTATCCGATTAAGGTGGTCTTCTTTAGACATCTCGGTATCTAGAACAAGTACTGGAATTCCTAAATTTTTAGAAACGTGCATAGCTACAGCGTCGCCAAACATGGACTTACCGACTTTAGGTCTGGCGGCAATTAGATCCACACACTTTCTTCTTAATCCTCCACCGATAGCTTCGTCATAAGCGGGGAATCCCGTGCTTATGCCAATCATCTCGTTTTTGTTTTCTTTTAGAAACTCTATATAGTCTGTTATTTCGTCGCCAATTACTTCAGGTTTATTGTCAGAACCTTGATATATTTTAGACGTAGCGTCAAGAACAGGAGTTTCTATAAGGGAGATGATATCATTTATATCTTCATCTCCTGTGACCTCATCAATCTTACTAGAGCAAATAGCTAATGTCTTCTTGACTTCTCTTGCTATCCCTAGCTTCGCCAGTTTTCCAGCATGTATTGAAACATTTTCTTCGTGTATTGGAAAGTTAAACAGAGAACGTAAAAAACCAATCTCTTCTTGGTTGTTTATATTTTCATAACATCCAAGCTGATTAGCAGCAGAAAGCAAGGAAGATAATTCTACCTTGTTGGCTTTCTCTAAAACCTTCTTGATACAACCAAAGATAATTTGGTTAGTAGGGTCTGTAAAATGTTCGGACTCTAGATAGTCTGAATCGAGTGAGACACTTAATCCATACTGGCATAATCCAGACAGAACAGCTCTCTCCGCCGCCAAGTCTTCTAGCTTACGTTTGTTTTTTTGGTTATTTGCCATCGAACTTAACTCTACACACTGTGATAAATATAGATAACTAGACAGGAACTAACACCTAACAGTAATCCTAACGAAAAATCCTTAAACTCAATATTTAACTTTTTCATTCCTCAGTTTCCTTTTTATGTTTCTGGTACAAAAAATTATCACTAAAATACTCATCGGCCAAAAGCTCAATAAGTTTATCCCTTAGATCTTTATCCTCTACAAAAGATAGAACCTTAGATGCTGTGTCAAAAGCTCCCTGTCGAAATACAAGAATTTTGTGTGGCAGTTCAGGTTTGCGCCTAGTGTAGTCCCTGTGATAAAAAGTTTCGGGCGGAACAACTCGGCCATTTGTATCGGACGTTTTGGGCTTTGGTTTTGACAATATATATATACCTCTAAAAGAATCCCTTGATCATTTCTAGAACTCCGCCTCCACCACCAATTGCGCCTTTTGAAATTACAACATAAGCCAAGAGACCCAAGCCGATCATGAACACCAACCACTTACGCTTTTTTGCAACGGCAGTAGCTTTCGCTGTGAGGGCTTTGATTTTATCTAGCTTATAATCTCTCTTGGATTCTGTTTTCTCTTCACGGGCATCTTTTTTATCTTCACGAGTATCGCTAGTATCCTCGCCTCGATTTCTACCAATTGGCATAGTACTGTCTCCTATTAAAGTTATCTTCTTTTGTTTGATAAGCAATCATCACACACAAAGAACTCTCTCCTGTGGACATCTGCTACTTCTACAATTTTGTTACAATCAACGCATTTCTGTTTAGTTTTTGGGGGTGTCTCTCTCCTTGGAGAAGGAGTGAAAGAAGGGGTCTCAATATCCATATGTTCTAACTTGTCGTCAGTGAAAAGATTTTCTCCACGACTAATAATATTGACTGGTTCTGTGGAGCCCTTTGTTTCTTTTCTACCTGTCATTGAAAAGTCATCAACAGCAACCCTCTCAGGCGGGGCAGGTTGCTCAACAACCTGTGTGACGTTAGATTGAACAGCTGTTTCAGCCGCTGCGCCCGCCTCTATGAGAGAGTTAGCCATTTCTATTAGTTCGGAATCATTAAGAGATATACCTTTTCTAAGTAGCTCTTTTGCTGTATCGAGAATAGACATTAATAATTTCTCCTTTTTCCTAAATCTTGCAGGACTGTAGCCATCTTTTTGACTATATCAATCTTTCCTGAAATCCTTGTTACTCTAGATTCTGCTGATGTTTTTAACTTATTCAGCTCTGAGGCTAGAGGGTTTTCTTTTATTGCGGAAAAATACCGGACTTCCCATTTTGAATACTGTCCGCCATAGTTCTCCATTTTGTCTGCAACGATATACCAAATGCTATTGTTACAAAAGTCTAACACTGACTTCTCTTTATTATATATAGACTGAAGGTATTCTGCATGCGCAAAAAGTATAAAACTGTTAGATAAAGCCAAAGTAGTATCCATATTATTGATATCATCGGAACTTAGGTTTAATATACCTTCTACATCCTTGTTCTTCTTAACAAGATCTGCATTTCTATCCTCTACCCAGTCATCTAACTTCTGTAGAAACTCAACTGCTTTTTGTTCGTTAGTCAAACTTCACTCTCCACTCAGGCTCTTTTTCGTTATAGTTTAGTTCAATCAAGTTCATACTGTTTAACTCACACCAAGATGCTTTGTCGGTATCTCTAGCTTTTGCTTTAAAAAACGCCATTTTGTCTTTATAAAAAAAAGAGTTAAACTTAAAGTGCTGTTCTCCATGAACCTCAATAATTAAACTTCTGTTTGGTATATAAAAATCAGCATGTAATAATGTCCTTCTGGAGCTTGTCTTAGTTCCGGGAAGTGTTAACTCTTCTAGAACCCTATCAAACGGAAACAAATCTTTTAGGATTGCTCTCGCTTTAATGTGTAACTTTGATCTATTCTCATCTCCGACAGAGGATTGCTTCCTAGATGGGTTCCATTTATGCTCTTTCCCATCTAAACCTATAATAATCATAGCATTGCCTTGATCTCTTCTTCCAGTATACCAAACACTTTCTCATTTGCAAGTAGAAAATTGTATAATCTTTCCTGCCCCTGAAACTTAACAGCCTTTAGAACTTCTTCAATATTCTTGATATCTATTTCAGGTTTTATTTCTTTAACTATACCGGCATGTTCTGCCATGAATTCACATGTTAACCAAGCTCCAGCTTTTCCAATAAGTCCAATATCTAAACCAAGCATAACAAGCTCTTGAACTTTATCTATTCCGTGACCATATTTAATCCAGCTTTGGCACTCAGTTCCCGGAGATCCTATAGATGAACAGATAACCTTCCAGTTGACCGCTTGACCAATCTGCTTATCACTTTGAATCCACGGAGTCATTGACTTCACTTCCATTCTAGTGTCTGCTTGGTATTGGATTTTTTTACCACAGTCAGGCATACGAGACGCGCCGTACCCAGATGTATTTGCAATGAAGTGAGTTATGATAATCATGGTCGCTCGTTGGTTCGGGACAATCTGTCCCATCTTTTTGCAGAATATAGATAGTATTCTAGGTAGTCCTGCTCTTCCGGGAGACATATCTCCATCTAGTTCTTTTTCCGGTATCAGAGCAGATGTCGAATCTATAATACAGACACAGCCCTCGTTCTCTTTTGCGCTTACTAGCTTAACGGCAATGTCTAAAAAGGCCTCTGCGCTTAATGGCTCATCTTCCGAGTGGATGATTTTCATCTTATCTCTATTAAGACCATCGACACCAAGAAGGTTCATTTCTTTTAATCGCCCCTCTGCATCTAGATATATAATTGGGCGACCTTCCTTTTGGCAGTTTGCCGCTATCTGTAATGCTGTGGTTGTCTTTCCACATTTAGGATCTCCCGTAAGGATAACCCAAGAGCCCTCTTTAATTCCTCCACCTAGAGAAAGATCGACAGATGGACTAACTGTAATTATCTTATAGTCTTTTCTTCTTTCAAGAACTTGTGCTCCAGTAGAGATAACATTCCCGTACTTCTTGACTATCTCTTTAATAAAGGCTGGATCGTTATTTTTGGCTCTTGCCATCAGTGCTCCTCAATTTTGAAAAAAGTGTTTTCTTGCCAAATGTTTTTCTTGGCTGAGACTCTATATTGTCTCTAGATACTTCTGTTACTTTGTTTTCTTGTTTGGGTCGTCGGTCTAGAACTAACCTATGCTGCTCTACAGCTTCTTTTACCCACTTAGGAGATGCTGAGTACACCCTCCTGTTTGTATTGATTATATAATCAAACACTGCTGGCTCTCCAAACTTTCCTATCAAGGTGCTTACAGCCTGTACTTGCCTAGTGTAGTTCTTTCTTTGAGTTTTATTCCAGAACTTATAAGTCAAAGAGCCTTTATTATCAGCCTCTGCTTTTCTCTGGATAAGTATCTCTGCTATATATTGAGCGACAGTACAATACTCACCTGTCGAGGGTGACTTGAATCTGCTCACTTCGCTTCTTTGTCTCGCCATCTCGCCATATCATAAAAGAAAGGTTTTCTTCGGTAGCTCTTCTTTGTTGTGAAAAGTCTTCAAATTCACATTCAGGCCAGCTATATTTCTTAATGTTAACTTGTTTTAGGTCATCTGCTAATAGCCCGAATGTCATATGTTGGTATGATGGGCCATCTCCAGTAACCATATCTATGTCCTTAGAAAATCCTCTAGCAATAAAGAATCCATCTAAGCCATTCTCATTTTCAAATACGATCTCTTCAGGAGCACCCATAACAATCACCTGAGCTTTGGCTATACATCGCCCGCTCTCTTTACAGAACTCTTGAAGTCTAACCCACGGGCTTTTAGGAACTCCGGGACGCTCGTAGTCACCCCATACAATAGTTCCATCGTCTAATGTACACTTCCAAGTCATGGAAATGTCTTCCATTATAAGTTTACGTATATGTTCATCTCTAACAGTGCAAATCATATTATTTATCCTTAATTCTATGGATCGCCCCTCTGTGTCGTCGGGAAACGTTTACCTCTTTTGGTTTATCCTCTTCGAGCTGCGCGTCTTTAGACTCATCTCCAAGCATAGAAGCCTGCTCTGTCATGGTGACAGATCCGTACTTCTCATTTCTAGCCATTAGGTCGCCTGCTTTTGGCAGTTCGGGAGCCTCTTCCTGTTTAGATAGCTCTTTGCTAACAACACCTTCGGATCTATCTAGAACCTCTGCGATATCTGCAACGCCATCATCACTATGTTCAGCAATATAAGCCTGTTCTTTTTTCGAAAGTCTGCCTTTTTTAGTCATTTAATTAATCTCCATTAATGCTCTTCTTGCTCTTGTCAAAAAGATTCTTTCAGAATTTGTAATGTACTGCATATAATAGTTATATACATCTTTAGTTACTTTTTTAAAGTCAAAGTATGGCCTGCTGTGCTTACCTCTATCTGTACCAAGTGGATCTAAAAGGTCTCCTCGACCATACTTAATATAGTAAGTCATGAAGCCTCCATTATCGACAGTCTTCATAAAGGCATCGCCTTCTTTTGATTCTTCTCCACCAGCACCAAAGAACATGTAAACTTTCTTCTCTGGGTCTGGTAAGTTTAGACCTTCTAGGTTCTCATTTTCCCATCTAGCCATTGAATTTCTCCAGTTTCTTTTTAATGTTATCTATACATGAAGCTCTATCAATCCCGTCAACTTTAATAGAGGCGTTAGGCGCGATTCCATATTTATTTAGTTCATCTATAGAGACGGGAATAGGGTCTAGGCTACCGTCTTTTAGTACTTTATGAACAGCAATAGTAAAATTAATAACTGCCGTATGCGGAATATCTGCTCGGTTAGTTTCACTCATTAGTCACCATTCTCTATATAGTTACGCTTTTGTTTGGCTGTCATTTTAT